AAGCAAAAGGTGTTCCACAAGGATTTGCAAAACCTGTGTGGCACAACACACCTTGGTTGGATTTTAATTACGGCGAACCATTTGAAACACACCCCAACAATAACAAACGGTGGTATCACAACAAAACACCTTACAAACCCAAAACAGCACCTGTTCAATTTAAAGATTCTGAAGAGATGTGGTTCACATTGAATTACAAAAAATTACAACCTTATATCCTGATCAATCCAGATGCAAAAAATTCTATATTTGCAGACAACAAAAAATATTTTAGATGGCAAGCAGTTATAGATGGTCTACAAGATTACAAATTAGTAAGAGCATTGCCTAATCAATTGTTTATAAAAAATGCAAAAGGACAAACAAATTATCCAGGACTATTGAACATACAGTGTCTTACGATACGTGAAACAATGATCTTAATTAAGTACGCACATATGGTTGTGACCACAGAGGGTGCAGTGCATCACATAGCAGGCAATCTTGATGTGCCTTGTGTTGTGTTGTATGGCAGTCATCAAAGTCCCCAGAGAACAGGGTATGAAGGACAAATAAATATTACACGCAAGACACATTGCAATCCAGACGGGTTGGGTTGTCATGTGCCAAAAGGTCCATGCACATATTGTGAACAAGCAATGGACAGTATTGAACCTGAAGAAGTTGTCAAACTAGTAAAGGAAAATTACAATGGCAAAATACAGAAGTAGAACAGTCAAGTTAAATACGCCTTCGAGAGGTGATGTAAAAAAATTTAAAGTGTTTGTGCGAGATAGAAACACAGGCAATGTTAAAAAAATAAATTTTGGTCAAAAGGGCATGACGATCAAAAAAAATAATCCCATAAGACAACGATCATTTCTTGCACGAATGGGTGCAGTACTAAAAAAAGTGCGAGGACAAAAAAATTTATCGCCTGCTTATTGGTCAATGAAAGCATGGCGTTAAACAAAGGAGGAGCAATCATGACAAGAGGAAAAAAGAAAAACAAAATGAACAAAGGCAAAAAAGGCGCTACTAGAGGCAAAAAAAGAAGATAGTATAAATAACAGTAGTACTGCCGTAGGGCAGGGAGTACACTCAACTCATATAAACAGGAGGACATATGGACGCAGAAAATCAAGCGGTAAAATCTCAGGACACTGCACCTGAATCTAAAGAGCAGGCACCCACAGCGGTTCAAGAAGAAACTAATACTCAAACTTTTTCTCAAGATGATCTAGAGAGAATCGTAGGAGAGAGAGTAGCGAGGGAACGTGCCAAATACGATAAAAAGTACAAAGGCATAGACGTTGATCAATACAACACATTGATTGAGAAAGAAGAAAAGGCAAGACAAGCGGATTTGGAAAAAAGAGGCGAGTTTGAAGCAGTTCTTAAAGAACAAGCAGAAAAATTCAATACTAAAATTAACCAATACCAGTCTGAATTGACTTCAATCAAAATTGATGGACAGTTGATGTCTGAGGCATCTAATGCCAAAGCAATCAACCCTACTCAAGTGAGTCAATTGCTTAAACAACAATTGAAACTCAATGAAGCAGGCACAGTTGATGTGATAGACGCAAAAACGGGTCAAGTGCGTTATGATGACAAAGGCGATCCCATACAAGTTAAAGACTTGGTAAAAGAGTTTCTTTCAAGTAACCCGCATTTTGTTAGTGCAGGACCACAAGGTTCAGGCACTGGTAAAGGCGACGCTACTAAAGAATCGTTGGCCAATGATGACATAAACAACCTAAACATGAACATACCTGAGCATCGTGCTAGGTATCGCGAGATCATGAGATCACGCGGAGTAAGTGTTTAAAAATAAAGGAGAAGTATCATGGCAATTACAAATGCAGTAGATACAGGAATAGGAACAGCGTTCTTTAGTAACGTAGTTCAAGCAGGTCTTTTCACATTGAACGAAACTTCAATCATGAGACCTTTAATAAGAAACTATGACATGAGTGGTACAGCGGGACTCACGGCCCAGTTACCAATATACCCCACGGTGGCAGTATCCACTCCGGGTGATGGCGTAGATTTAACTAACGCGGCGTTCGATTTGACAACAACAAAAACGATCACAGCGTCAGAAAAAGGTGTAATGGTAACATTAACTGATTTGATGAAAGAATCATCTTCAGAGGATGTTGCTTCAGCAATAGGTAGACAGATCGGTTCTGCATTAGCAGAAAAGGTTGACACTGATATTGCCGCTTTATTCTCAGGTTTTTCACAAACTGTAGGATCAGGCGCGGCGGAGATCTCAATTGAAGATCTTTTCAAAGCAACGGCCCAACTCCGTACAAATAAAGTGCCATCTGGCCCTTTATACTGTGTGTTACACCCTAAACAAGCGTTCCAAATCAAGAAATTGTTAACAAACGCTGGTTCAACAATCAATCATAACCTATCTGACTTAGGTAATGAAGCATTGAGAAACGGTTTTGTAGGAACACTTGCAGGAATGCAAATCTTTGAATCAACAGTTATATCTGGTGACTCAGCAGGTGCATTCGTAGGTGCGGCATTCCACGGTGACGCTTTAGGTTACATGGTAAAACGTAACTTAAGAGTTGAAAACCAAAGAGACGCTTCAGCAAGAGCAGACGAAATCGTAGGTTCTATGGCGTATGGTGTTGGCGAAATATTTGACACTTATGGTGTTGGTATCGTAGGCGACGCAAACCTATAATAAATATCAGTACATTTTTAATGTGCTCATACATAGAAGGGGCGGAATTCGTTTCGCCCTTTCTTTTTGACTATTGTATAAATAAAACATCAAGCAGAACTTGATAACATAACATTAAATTAACAGGAGGTAGTACCCCTACATGGCAACATTATTAACTATTGCAGACATCCAAGATTACGAACCAGACATCTTAAACTATGGTATTCCTGATTTCGATCAAGAGATTACCAAAGCACAGAATGATGTTTTTCGTGACTTAAGAATAAGATGGTGGCCTACACAACAGATCGGTTTATACGATTTGAAATATCTTGCATCAGGACAAGTTGAACCAGATGAAGATATGTACAATGCCAGTCAACTCACAAGAGTGGCAGTGTATCAGTGTTTAGGTTTTCACGTATACCCAAAATTAGCAAAATTTGACGCAGATCAAGATATCTTTGAAAGAAAGATGGAATTCTATCGTAAAGATTACGAAAGAGAAATGGATCTTGTGTTGAGAGACGGTGTAGAGTATGATCACGATTCTTCAGGCAATATCACGGATGCTGAAAAGGAACCTACTCATTATCTCCGCTTGAAAAGGTAACAAATGAGTAACAGAGAAGATATAGCAAAAAATATCGAAACAGTTTTACAGGACATGACACCTCCTAGACCTGTCCTAGTCACACGCGAACCATTCGACGTAGAAAAATTAGCAATTACACAATTTCCTGCACTACTAATCACAACTGGTAATGAAACCAGAGAAGACAATGTGATGGGTGGCGGCAGGAGAGGTGTTATAGAAATAACGATCCGTGGTTTTGTAAGAGCAGATGGAAGATCAGCACAAATCATCACAGTGGATCAAAAAAGAAATGAATTGATTGAACGTATTGAAGAAACGTTGAATTCAGATAGAACACGCGAACTTGCGGCATCCCAAGCATCAACAACACGTGTTAGAACAGTTGAAATAATTGATCGTACGCCACCCTTGGGAGAGTTTTTGATAACGGCGGACGTGAGATATTCATTTACTAAAGGAGCAGTATAATGGCAAGATACACAACAATATATAGAGGATCTGAAAGACACGTTATAGAATCAGATCGTCTAGACAGATTTCTAGAGGAGGGTTGGACAACTGAAAAAACAACAGTAAAAAAACTCAAGTCGAAGAAAAAACTTCTGCCAAAGGTTGAAATCAAAGCAAAAGCAGAAGTCAACCACAAAACCCCAGATGTAATAGACTCAGAAGAAGACATGAGCGATATTGAATGGGAAATTAACAATCTAAAAGAGGAGACCAACGATGGCAACACTAACAGGTGAAAACGGTAAAGTGATGTTTGGAGATGATTCAGGTGGTGCTTCTACTCAAGTAGCAGAAGTAAGATCTTGGACAATTGAACACACAAAAGACGTTATAGAAGACACACGAATGGGCGACGGTAGCAGAACTTATAAATCAGGACTGAACCAATTTACAGGCACAATGGAGTGCATGTACGACACAGCACAAACAAGTGCTTCTGTATTTGATCCGGCAAACGACGCCGCAATTTCCGTGGAATTTTTTCCAGCGGCAACAGGCGTAAAGTATGTTGGAGACATAATTGTTACTTCAGTTTCTAGAACAGCAAGTTTTGATGATCTAGTCACTGTTTCATGTAGTTTTCAGGGAACTGGCGTACTACACGAAGAAACAATATAATACTGATGATTGGAGGTAAAATATCCAATCTTGATGCGGTCTTCACACGGATCCAAAGGCAACTAGGAAAAGTGTCAGACCGCGTCGCAGAAAGAATTTTTCAAGAGGTGAAAATACACACACCTATTGATAAAGGCAGAGCAAGACGAGGTTGGAAAAAGAAGGTGGGTAGAAATCCATCTGCTGGAAACTTTGTTCAAAAAGAACACAGAATCACCAATCGCGTGCCTTACATTGGTCTGCTGGAACGAGGGCGTAGTCGACAACGGCCTAATGGTATAGTAAGGCCAACCATTAAGGCATTTAAAACAAAAGGAAAAATATAATGACTAAAGTCTTAGAAAATATTAAAGGTCACTTCAAACAAAAGTTGAACGGTGAACTTTTAAAACTTACAGTTGATGAATGGAAAACTGATATCTATTACAAACCAGTTTATTCGTTCGCTGTAGAATCTAAAATTATAGATTTACAAGCACAAGGCAAAACAGTAGAAGCACTGGTTGAGTCTGTGATCAACAAAGCACTAACACCAGATGGCAAACCTATGTTTCATAAGTTTGACAAAGTAACATTAATGAATGAAGCAGATCCTTCAACGTTAATCAAGGTAGCAAGTGCTTTAAATAATGCAACATCCGAATACAAACAGGAGGATGTCGAAAAAAACTAAGAGAGGACACAGAACTATTTCTGTTGATGCACATAGCAAAAGAACTAGGTAAGTCAATAGAAGAAGTCATGCAGTTCAGTGTCCTAGAGATCCAATTATGGGCCTCATATTTTAAAATACAGCATGACAACGCTAAAAAAGGAATGAACCATGGCGGAGCAAGTAAGACTAGAACTAGTCGTCGTTGATAAAACAGGGGCGGCATTAGGTAAAGCAAAAGGTAATGTAGAAGGACTTAATAAAAGTCTTGGACGTACTCGCGGTTTGGCAAAACTTGCCGCAGGTGCTTTAATTGCCATTGGAACTGCTGGAGTAGTCAGAGGACTTGTAAACACCATTAGAACCTTTGAAGATTTAAGAGCAACACTTGTCACGGTGGAAGGTTCAGTACAGGCGGCAGGTAAATCATTTAACCTAATCAAAGAATTCACAGCAGGCACAACTTTCCAATTGGATGAAGTGACCAATGCGTTTATAACATTTAGAAACGCAGGTCTTGTGCCAACTGAACAGTTCATGTTGAACATAGGTAACATTGCCGCTGGTATGGGTCGTAGACTGGACGATGTTGCCAAAGCAGTATTCAATGCCACTACTGGTGAATTTGAAATGCTTAAACAACT